GGCTTCAACCAGGAGGCCGCAATTGTCTATCCCGATTACGTGGACAGCGAAATGTCGAGCGAAGAGCCGCTTCGCGTCTTCCCCGAAATCCCGGTCATCATCGGTGCGGATGGCGGCGCGACGCCGGCGGCCGGCCTCCTGCAGGGCATGCCCAACGGGCAGATCCGCACGCTGGCGGAAGTCGCGCTCGATCGCGGCGACGAGATCACGCTCGGCACGCATCTGCTCGCCATCATGGCGCAGCCGCGCTTCAAGGGTTGCGAATTCTACCTCACGGGGGATGAAGCCACCTTCGCCGGCGATGACCTGCCCAACGGTTCATGGATCGGCCGGCTCGGCAAAATCCTCGGCCTGAAGCCCAACCGCCCCAGCCTCGGCAACCACGACACCGAGGGCCGGCACTTCGCGCTTCGCGATGCGATGAAGCGCCGCGTGGGCAATAACGAGCCCGGCTTCCTGCTCGATGCCAATGCCTGCCCCACCATCCGGCGCGGGCTCAACGGCACGTTCAAATATCACGTGACCAAGTTTGGCGAGCGCGGCTCGATCGTGAAGAACCTCGACAGCCATGTCTGCGAGGCCGCCGAATATGCCGCCGGCGAGCTCGGCCAGAGCCATGCCCGCAAGCGCCGCAACGATCGCCTCGCCGAACGCGCGCAGAAGCGCGCCGAGGCTCAGCGCAACCCATCGCCCCGCTACAACCCCATCACCCGCAAGCGAGCTTAGGAGGCTCCCATGTCCATCTTCAAACGTTGGTTCGGCACATCGGGCAAGGAAAAACAGGCGGCGGAAATCGCCCGCCGCGAAGCGGAGCGCGCCCGGCGCATCCAGGAAGCGGCGCTGACCAACCCGGCCGACAGCGAAACCTCGCGCTCGGCCGCCGAGCGTCGGCTTCGTCGCATCGGTGCCATGCGCGGCGTCAGTGGCGCGCGCACCGGCACGGGCGGCACCGCCGCCACCCAGCAGAAGACGCTGCTCGGCGCCTGATCGACACACCCAACCGAAGGAGGCGGAGCATGGACCGCGCATGGCTGATTGATCGCCACAACGAGCTGAAAACGCTCCGCCAGCCCGAGGAGCGCCTCTGGAAGCAGATCGCCGAGCTTCTTCGCCCGGATGATCAGGATTTCCAGGGCAAGACCTCGAACAATTCGGCGATGGACGAAATCCTGGACAGCACGCCCCTCTACGCGCTCGAGGATTTCACGGGCGGCATGTTCGGCCAGCTCACCAACCCTGCCAACGATTGGTTCGGGCTCGGCATCGCCGACGAGGAGCTGATGCTCTACCAGCCGGTGAAACAATGGTTCTGGACCGTCAAACAGCGCATCCGCGCCACGCTGGGCCCGACCATGTCAACCTTCTATACCGAGGTTCCAAGCTGGTTTGCCGATACCGGTGCGTTCGGCATCGGCACGCTCTATTCGGAAGAAGAGATCGGCCGCGGCAGCTTCCTTGATCGCACCATTCCCTTGCGCGAACTCTATATCGACACGGACGCGGCCGGGCGCATCAGCGCGGTCCATCGGGAATTCACCTTGCGCGGCCGCCAGGTGCTGCAGCAATTCCCGGGCACGACGAATGTCAAGGAAGATCGCGAATACACGATCATTCATGCCGTGATGGAAAACCCGGATGCGAAGCCAGGCCGCATCGGTCCGGCCGGCATGGCCTGGGCCTCGGCCTATGTCTCGCCCGATCTCGTCGAGCTCGAGCGGCGCAGCGGCTACAACGAAAACCCCTATCACAGCATCGCCTGGTCGCGCCGCTCCGGCCGCGTCTATCCGCGCGGGCCGGGCCATATCGCCCGGCCGGACATGCGCACCCTGCAGGAGATGGAAAAGAACGATCTCATCGCCGATCAGTTCATGGCCGATCCCATGAAACTGGTGCATGGCGAGGCCGATTTCACTCCGGCCGACATGGTCCCCGGCGCCCTGCTCATGGGCGGCATGAGCGACCAGGGCAAGCGTCTGGTGGAAGCCTTCACGCCCAACGGGCAAATGCGGGATCGCGGCCAGCACAAGCAGGAAAAGCGCGCGGCCATCAAGGAGGCGTTCTATTTCTCGGTCATGCAACTCATCAACCGGCCGCAGATGACGGCCACCGAGTTCACCGGTTTTCAGGAGGAAACACTCCGCCGCCTCGCCCCGAACCTCGAGCGCATCCAGCAGGGCGGGCTCACCCCCTTCATCCTGCGGCGCTTCCGCATCCTGCAGCGGGCCGGCGCCCTGCCGCCGCCCCCGCCGGAACTCGACGGGCAAATGCTCGACGTCGCCTATCTCTCGCCGCTGGCCAAGGTGCAGCAGATGCAGCAGGCGCGCGCGGCCGATCAGCTTTTCGGACGCGTCATGCAGGCCGCCCAGGTCGATCCGGAAGTGGTCGATACCTTCGATATCGACCAGTATATCGCCGTGACCCATCAGGCGAGCGTCGCGCCGCCCTCGCTCCTGCGCTCGCCCGAAGCCATCGCCCAGCGCCGGCAGCTCCGCGCCCAGGCACAGGCGCAGCAGACCGCGCTCGACCAGGCGAAACAGCAGGTGGAAATCGCCGCCACCGGCGCCCATGCCGCGCAGGCCCAGACATTGGCCAAGGGGCGCCCGGCATGAGCGGCCTGCCCTATTACACCCAATGGTTCGTCGCCCTGTTTCGCAGCCGCCGCACGCATGAGCTCGCGGCCCAGTATCGCTGCATTGGCGAGAACAAGCTGCTTCTCGCCGACATCATGAGCCGCGCCGGCGTCTTCGATGTCGCGCCGCGGCCGGGCAATCCGCAGCAGCTCGCCTTTCAGGAGGGCCGGCGCAGCCTCGCGCTCGAGATCCTGCACCTCGCCCGGGCCGAGCCGCTCGAAATCGAGGCCTTCCTCAAAAACGCCATCCGCCAGCCCCGAAAGGACCCCTCGCCATGACGCAAGAACACCCCAATCCGAACCCCGATGCCGGTGCCGCCGGCGGCACTGGTGGCGCTGGTGCCGGCGCGGCCGGAACCCAGACGCAAGGCAGCGATGCGCCGTGGTTTTCCAAGGCCGAACTCGGCCTGAGCCAGGATACGCGGGATTACCTCGCAACCAAGAACTATGGCGGCCTCGAGGATGCCTTCAAGGCAAAGCGAACGTTCGAGACGCTCGCCCGCGACCGCAATGCCCTGACCGCCCCGGATCCGGCCAAGCTCACCGAATGGGATGGCTGGACCCGCCTCGGCTGGGAAGCCGATGCCGGCAAGTATGGCGAAAGCGTGCCGGTCTACGAGAAGTTCAAGGGCGATCCGGATTACGAGCCGTTTCACGCGGATCTCGTGAAGGCCGCGCACGAGCTCAAGGTGCCGCTCTCCCAGGCCAAGGCGCTCGCCGACAAGGTCGGCGGCCTGTTCCAGGCCCGCAACGAGGCGCTCGACGCGGCTACCGCGCGCGAGCGGGAAACCCTCGACGCCCAGCTCCGCACCCAGTGGGGCAAGGATTACGACGCCAATGTCGAGCTCGGCCGCCGCGCCGCAAAGGCCTTCGGGCTCGACAGCCCCGATATGGGCGAGCTCGAGGCCATCATGGGCACGCCGAAATTCGTGCAGGCCTTTCACAAGCTCGGCAAGGCCATGGGCGAAGACAGGCTCGTCACCACGACGAACCCGGGCGGCGACCCCCGCTCGCCGGAAGCCGCGCGCGCCGAGCGCCAGCGCCTGAAAGCCGACAGGGATTTCGTCGCTTCCCTCGATGACAACCGCCACCCCCACCACAAGGCCAACAAGGAGCGCTGGCAGAAGCTTATCGACATCGAGGCCGGCGGCTGATCTATCCACCCCGCGCCAATCGAAAGGAAAGATGATGGCCAAGACCAAAGAAACGCCCAATGACGAAGCCCAACGCCTCGCGGCCGAGCAGGCCGCAACCGCTCAGCAGCTTGACCCTGCCAATATTGGCCCGGAGCCGGACGCTCAGCCGGAGCCGGTTGCCAATCCGTTGCCGATCGACAATCGCAGCCCAGCCGAGATCCTTGCCGATCCCGGCCGCGCGCTGACCTATGGGGAAATCCTCGATCTCGAGGCGCGGGTGAGGAACGCCGCAGCTTGACAATCCGAGGCAAATCAGACAGCCCTTGAAGCCTCGGGAGGAGGCGCGCATCGTCCCTTGATGAGCGCGCCTCTTCTGTCCGCTACCCGGCGCTCCCGACCGGGCCCGACTAGGATGCCGCCGAACACGGCCGCCGACTGCAGGCGTTAAACGATAGGCGGGCCCGCCATTCTGCACGGTTCGATCCCGTGCGTCTGAGCCGCTACCCGGCCGAAACTGAACCAATCCCGTTCACTTTCGATGCCGGAGACATCCCATGGCTTTCGAGGCAGTTACGGCGGCCCATCGGCTCGCCTACAAGGAAAACGTCCAGCTCGCGGTGCAGCAGAAGCGCTCGCGGTTCGAGAACTACTTCACCTATCAGGGCAATCTCACGGGCCGCCAGATGCGCGTGCTCGAGCTGATCGGCACCACCGAAGCGCGCGTCGATGCCGAGCGCGGCGGCGACACGCCGCATATCGAAGCCCGCATCGAGGATGTCTGGCTGCGCCCGCGCCGGCTCGACTGGGGCCGCCTGATCGAGAAGGAAGACACGATCAAGGCCGCGATCGACTATTCCTCGGTTTCCGTCCAGGACGGCGCCGCGGCGATCGCGCGCGGTCGCGATCGCATCATGGCCGCCGCCTTCTTCGGCCCGCGCATCGTGGGCCAGGATGGCAGCCAGGCGCCGGAAGCCTTCAACAACCCGAACGGCAACGTGCCCGTCAACTATGTCAAGACGGGCTCCGCCACCAACTCGGGTCTCACCATTCCGAAGCTGATCCGCGGCCTCTCGATCCTGTCCGCCGGCGAAGTCGATCTCGAGATGGACCAGGCGTGCTGCGCGGTGAGCAACATCCAGATGGAAGACCTCTACAACTCGCTGCAGTTCACCTCGAAGGATTACCGCGACGTAGCCGTCTTCGATGACAAGGAACGCACGGTGCTCTCCTTCATGGGCATCACGTTCGTGCGCTGGCAGGGCCTGCCGACGGTGACCGGCCAGCCGACCCAGCGCCGCATTCCGCTCTGGACCA